TATAGCAGACTGTTATGTCTTCATCAGGAAAAACACATTGGCATTTGTCGCACAACGTCACTTAATCCACCCCTTATCGATTGCATCTGCTAATTTTCCGTTAGCCTTGTAAGCATCATAAAGGCTTGACATTACCTTATCAACAGGGCCAACACTATTAAATCGAGGCCAAATAGCCCGGTATAAGTCCATGATGTCTAATATTCGGCCATCGATGTCGGCTATAAGGCTCAAAAGTTCATGGGTTTTGTCGTCCATGACGGTTCTAGACGGTTCTATTATTTAATTAATTGAGTAGAAAAACTATGAATCAATTATATTTCTGTAGATTCGGGGTACTTCGTACCTATTCCGAACTACAACGGCGTAGATGGCCACCCTATGACAGCAGTAGATATTATAGACTTCGCCTATCATGATAGGTAACATGGCAAAAAACAAAGGCGATTTAATTTTGAGAGACAGACTACAATTTACTTTAGACGGTTCCGGTGACCTAACAGTAAATTACGGAAGAATAGACCTAAGTGACTATGTAAACGTCGTTCGTGATGAAGGACTACATATCAAAGAGATTACATATCAACTTAGAACCCCAGCAAATGAGACAGCAGTATTCGACCCAGTCCTTGGAATTGATACAACTTCATTTGCTAGTATGCAAGTTTTCGCAACTACAACAGCATATGAGACTGCTGGAGACGTTGGTATTGCTTCCCCTAATGTTTTGAATGTGTTTGAAATGTCTACTACTAGAGAAACCAACAGTGATGGTTCTCAACTATGGGAAAACAAAGAAAGTTTTCGTGGTGTTTATGATTTGCATCCTGAAGGTTACACAGTAGTAACAGACCTATTGATTGGTGTTGCCGCATCTAATTGTACTAAATACAGAACCGAAACTATAGAAATCGACATTATGATGATTGCAGAACCTAAGAAAGTTACCAAGGATGACCTAGAAAGAATGCTTGCACAGGCTACAGACCTTTGAGGTGTTTTAGTTGCCAGCAACAAAGGTGGCTAAGTCCATCCTCAAAGACCCTAGAGCCCAAAAACTGTTAGCAGGTGCAGGTGCCTCAATAGTTGATGAAGTGCTGGATAATCCGTTAATTAATGCAGCAGAAGGCGCAGCCGTCGGTGCAGCCGTTGGCGGGCCTATTGGTGCAGTTGGTGGCGGCTTAGCAGGTTGGTTTCTAGCAGACAATAACACAGTATTCCCCGTTGATATGATTTGCATCCCCGCATATCAAGCCTACTTAATACAAGGGCAGCCCGCATTCACTATATATGCTAGGGCTGGGGAAACTATTCTCCCAACTGGCGGTAATGTCCAAGATATGCAACAAGTTGTCGAACCTATGGCTCCCGCACGTAAAAAACCTGTTAAATTGACTAAGTGGAACAGATATGTCAAAAACAAAAAGAACCACATTAGGCACAAAAGTGGGCCTAACAAAGGCAAACTAAACTTAAAGGCTATGGCTAAAAAAGGCGGATTCGGGAGGAAGAAGTAATGCCAGTAATTGAAATGCGTGAAAACATAGGTAGTATTGATATAGAAATGCCAAATTCACAAGAATCTGTGCAAGTTGTTCAAAAGAGAATTAATCTGAAAGAAGGTTCATTTCAACGTAACATGCTGCAAATGGATTTATTCTTTGATGACTTCCCACACACACTAGGGGAAACTTACGCCACGCCATTTGCAGGTTTTATTGAGTTTTTCTTATCGCCTACACCTATTATATTAACAAATGAATCATTACAATTAACACCTCGAAGAGGCCCAAACGCTGCAAATGACAATATATTATACAAAGCAATTATATCAACTGTTGACTATGGTACTGATAATGCTCCTTTAATACCGCAGATTTCTAGATTTCCTCAAGATTTCCTAGCCACAAATGCAAACTTCCCGTTTTTTCATGATCAGTTGTACTTGACTATGGTTTTTCATGCAGAACAATCGGGTACTGCAACATTTCCATTAACCATTAGATTTTCTGCAAGTTTGTATATGAGTTATAATGAAAAGAAAGTTAAAGCTTCAAGAAGTGCAATGGGAGTTATTGCAGAGAGATTTAACATGATGATTGCACTAAATGAGTCTAATGGCAGATTATTACAAAACCCGCTTGATTTACAAGGCGATACAATTCCATCTTATCAATGGGGTGGCATTAGGCCCGAGTTAATGGTAAGTGGTTCAAGTTTGTCTCAGTATTGGTTAAAACGTGATGGTCAAGAACCAGAGAAAATGCAATCAACAACAAGTTTGCGAAACTTTGCAAAAGAAGCAAGACAAATGGTTGCTAATCCTAATGCATTTGGAACACCAAACACAGCGCAAGGAAATGTGCCTAGTTGGTTTGCTACAATATTACCCAAGGGTGTCGAAGCAGGCCCAGTAAGGCCACAGTTCCCACCTAGAGTTACGCAAGATAACCCAACATTACCGGGTCTTGGCAATATATTGATGGTGTGACGTATGACAAATAATGAATTGTTGTCTAAAATTGTAAAAGAATTAAGGGAGTTGAAAAAATTACTCAAGGACTTGAAGCAATAGCACCAATAGACAAAGAACAAAACGAACGAATCGTTTGGTGTGAGCGTCTATTATACCTCATTGTTTTGTTACAATTTCCACAATTAGCATCATTAATTTGATGTGTTTGAAGAAACCCCCTGGTCATGCTCGCAGTATGCCTTTTTTTTTACGATTTCCAACCGCTTTTTTCTTCTAATTCCTTTATTTCTGCTTTCATAAGATTGTCTAATTCTCTTTGTAATGCGACTTTGATAAAATCGCTAACATCATTTCTACTGTTAATCAGTATTGATAGCAATAACTTGGTAGGAGCGTCAGCGACTGTCATGAGTTTGTCACCCAACTTATCTTTAATTGCACCCTCAATCCACTCTGAACGTGACGATTTCCAAGAAAGTTTGTCGTTTATCCTATCGACAATATATTTTGGCAAATTAACAGAAATGTTTTCTTTACGTTCTGATTTTCTAGGGCGACCTATTTTCTTCATTGTCTTCCATCCTCCACACCTTGCTCATAATAAAACCATAATTTTAGACAATCGTCGCATAAATAACCTAGAATCTCATGATCATCAAAACTATAGCAGACTGTTATGTCTTCATCAGGAAAAACACATTGGCATTTGTCGCACAACGTCACTTAATCCACCCCTTATCGATTGCATCTGCTAATTTTCCGTTAGCCTTGTAAGC